GCCCTCGATCGCCTGGCCCGGGGCCCCGTACTGCACGAACTCGACGAACCCCGTGCACGCCTTGATGTCGGGGATGAGGTCGGTGTGGCACATTCCGATGAAGGACGGCGTGATACCGCGGGTGCTCACGTCCGGGGTCGGCGGGATGATCTTGGTGATCTCCTTGCCGTCGTTCCGGTCGAATCCGCGCTCGATGAGGCGGAAATCACCGCGCAGAGGCGGGGAATTGACCGTCGCCCGGGTCGTCGCGCCGTTGGCGTAGACGATGTTCGTTCCGCTCTTGAGCACGTCGATGGTCAGGGTCTCGATGACCTGGGCCATTTGCTCGCCGCAGCGCTGGACTGCCACGTCCAGGGGGTTGTCCTCGTGCAGATCGACGCAAACGTCCGTCAGTTCAACGGCCGCGCCGTACTGCTGCAGGACCGCCGGGTAGTCGGTCTTCGTGAGGGGCTGCACGCTCGGCGGGACTCCCTCGGCCAAAGGCGCCGTGGAGATCGCAAAGGCGTGATACCGTGCCCACTTGACCGTGTTTCCGCTGCGGGTCTTCGCGTTGTCAGTCTGCGCGAACCGCTGCGTGATGAGGAGAGGAAGGCCGACCGACAGCAAACGCGCCACCGCCTGAATGCCCACCCTGCTGCTCAGATTCCCATACGTTGTAGTAAACTGTCCCATAACCGACTCCTTTCTGTGTGTTGTTACCGCTACCCAAACAGCGCACAGAACTCGTCGGTCCTTTTTGGCGCGTACCTGTCTATGTCACTGCACTGCAACTACGAAAAAGTTCCCCTCCATGTGGTGAATGCAATTCCGGTTCTTGCATCGCACCTCCAGCAACGTGCCGCTCCCGATCACTCCAGCGCTCCATATCCACCCGCATTTGGGGTTCGGGCACTTGTTGACCAGCTTCTGCTTGTCTTCGAGCGTTTTCTTTTCCACGTCACGCCTTCTTTCCGCTCGCCTTCTCGAACTCGCGCTGGGCCTCTTCCTCGCTGAGTTCGTCATCATCCCCTGATCCGCCCATGTACTGTGATGCCCGGCCGCGTGAGGTGTTGGAGTGCAGATCTACTTCGGACTGCCGGCGCCGTGTCCGTTCCGCTACGATGTCTGCTTTTGAACGTGCTCCAGCCGCCGCTGGCTTCGACTCAATGCCAGCGTCACGCTTGTACGCTCGCAGTACAAGGTCAATGTCGGCGACCGTGCCCTGTTGCACGAGACGCTTCATTCCATCGCTCTGCTTGTCAGCCCAGGCCCAGAACTCGCGGCTGTTCGCAATCTCGCGCACGTCGGCATGGGCGGTGGTCTTGGCTATCTGATCATAGAACTGTTCTCGATGGACGCTTTCCGCCCACGCGACGGATTCCTGCTCCATAGCGGCAATCTTGGTCTTCAGTGGCTGGACAATCCGCATGGCAATCTTGACAGCCGCGGCAATGGCCACCTTCGTAGCACCCCGCGCGACCTCGCCGTACCCGCTGTCGTCCTTTTCGAAGTCTTCTAGGGCCACATCGACAATCTTGCCGTTCTGGTTCATGGGTATGCGCAGGTCTTTCAAATCTGTCCTGATGACCTTTTCGACTACGTCCATGTCAATCTGTCGTGGACCCGCCGCACGCCGCGACTGAGCTTCGGCTTCCTGCTGCTCACGTTCGGCTAGGATGCGCCGGGCCTCTTCATCCTGGACAGCCTTCAGGTCCTCGGCTTCCATCTCCTTGGCGCGTTCTTCAGCCGACTTCTGGAGGTCTTCCTGGTCCCCGTCCTTGTCGTCTTGTTTCTCGACAGGCTTGCGTTCCGGTTCAGCCTCTGGGCCGGGCTTGCTCGATTCGACAGTCTGTTCTGCGGGCTTGCCTGATGCGGCCTGGGCGAAGACGCTATTCGCTTCGTCCTCGTCCCTGACTTCAGTATTGGAGGACACTGCAGGCGGTTTTGCCAACCCTTGAGCTCCGCTTACATCGGCGGGCTTTTCATTTTCGGTTGCCATTTTTGGTTCTCCTTTGTCCCGGATCCCGAGACGGTTTACTGTCCCTGCGCTATTCGACGCTTTGCCTGATGACGAGGCGCACCTTGTTTGTCATTTCGACGGTGTTCGACACGGTCAGAATGACGTAATCAGTTGACTTGACTGCCATGCCGGTCTCGATGAAGTTCGAGTACACGTCCGAAATCATGCCGGCTACGGAATACAGCGTGATGGCCGAAACCGTGGATGGTGCCGGCTGAACTGCGACTGAAACGGTCTGCGTGCAGGAGTTCGTGACGCTGTCGATGAACATGCCTACGATCTGGCCATCTTGCAGATACCGTTGTGCCGTTGCGTTCGATGCGGCGTTGGTCGAGACCGTGACTACCAATTCCTGATCGACGATCCCGGCATACAAGCCACCGGCCAGGGCAACCGCCACGGCGACGGCCGCCAGCATGGCCGCAAGTTTCGGACTCCTTTTCATGGCAAGTGCCCTCCTATCGGACAATACGGTTGTTTTTAGTAGTCGCCCAGCCACGTCCACGTCACATAAACGGTGCCAGTGACGCCGAAGTTGCAGTTGCTGCCCAAGCTGGCGTCAGCTACGCCAGTGTTCCACCAGAGAGCCGCGGCGGTCGTCGTCCCGTCAAGCACGGTAGGCACGCTGTTCGTGAAAGACGCCTGCCAAGCGTTCGTGCATGTAGTCCCGTCTACGGTGTCGATCTCGGTTTCTCCGATGACATCCGATTCCGTACCAACCAGCGTAGCGTCGTCAGCCGCACCTGCTGATCCGATCGACACATTGAAGACATCATTCGCGCTGGCTTCCATGACACCGAGGCTGTTGGTGACAACCGCATTGATGACAGCGCCAAGGATCATAATGCGGCCTTGCGGGAACGTGTAGAAGCTGACCTTCTCACCCTCCGCGCTTCCGTTCGTGGCCGTGACGATGTTGGTCCCGCCTGCCATGGTGAGGCGAATGCTGTCCGTGCGGAGCTGCCCGATGGAATTGGAGATCACCACCGACTTGTTGAGCCAAGCTGTGCCGGATGCCGCCGTTTTGACGACGGTATTTGTCGCTTCCAAAGCATCAAGGCGCCCCTCGGTCGCGTTCAACTCTGCTGCGGTCGCCGTGACCTGCGTGCTGCCGATCTGGAGCTTCCCGTGCTTGATGTTGAGAATGCCACCCGTGTCAATGGTCAGCTCCCCGGTGTAGTTGATGTCATTCGGTTCGGTGAGGGCCGCCAGTGCGATGCCTCCCATGAAAGCGTTGAACAAGACCACCATAAACCACACGACCGCCAGACCCAGTTTCGAATTCTTCATCTCGTACCGCCTTTCTTGATAATCTCCAACGACTCTGCCTTCCAATCCAACATCCGTTTCAGCCCCGCCCGCAGGCCCAACTTGTACCTGAAATCCTCTTTCACGCTTTCCGTATCCGTTTTCGGATTCGTTTCGATTTGTTTCCAAACGTCTGCCGCTTCTTCCTGAGCCAGCTTTTCCAGCGCCCGCCCGAGTGCTGTCTCGCCGGCCCGCGCCAGTTCGATCAACTCGGACTCGTCAAGTATCTCAATCAGTTTCATGCCAGTCGGGGCGAGTCAACAGCATTCTTACTTCTGAGATACCGCGTTTTCTCCACCCAGCACCATCATGGCCGGCCGCGCGGGCGTAGTCGTCAGCGATTCACTGTCCTCCGGAACGTTACGGCACATGATGACGATGCGCGCCATGTAGGGGCCGCTGATGCGCTCAGGGACCCACGCCCATGGCACCTCGTGCAAGTCGATGGTGACTTCGTCGTCCATGAACTGCACAGCCGCTTCCTCTTTCAGATTCTGGTTTTCGATGGCCTTGGCAAAGGCTGGCTTAACTTCCTCGACTGCCGCGTCCCGCAGCTTCTTCGCGTCAGAGTCGAACTGATAGCGCTTGCCGCCGTCCGGACCGTCCAGCAGGATGGGCGCGCCAGCGTCGTCTTTCCGGCAGAACTGGCGGTTCAAATTCTCGACATGCTGCATGTATCGGTCGTATTCCGCATCCGGGAGCATGATGCTGCGCAGCTTTTTCTGGTCGCTTTTGATCTGGGACATGACTTTGTCCCAGTTGCGGCCGACGGCGTACTTGAATTTCTTGTAGGTGTCGAGGTCCTCGCCGTCCGCGCGGGAGACGGTGCCACACTGCCGGAAGAGGTCTTCCAGGTCTACCAGTTCGCTGCGCTTCACTATGATCTGCCTCGGGTCGTTCACTGCATGCCTCCCTGGCCCATTTCGGCTTGTGCTGGCGCCGATTCGGGCGTTTGTTGTGCCGCCTGCATGGCGGCTTGTTGTTGCATCATTACCTGCTGGTACTGCTCGTATTGCAGCTCCTGCTCGGTTTTGATGTACTGCGAAGTCTCCAGGTCCTGAGCCTTCCCGATCTCTTCCCATAGCCAACGGATTTTGGTGATTTGAGCCAAGGCCCCCGTGCCGTCCGATAGCACCATCTGCAGCATTTGCATGAGGCGCTGAACGCGCATGTAGCGGTTCTCGAAGGACGTAAACCCGAGAGCCTTGACAGCGGCGGGGATCATGGGAGTCTGGGACTGCGGATCGTAGACGATCCAGTCATAGAGGTTCTGGGCGTCCCAGGCGATTAGCTTGTCGAACCGGCGAATGATCTGCCCGATGTACTTCCCCGAACGCTCAAGGCGCTGCTGCAGCTCGAAAGCCGTCTGCGGGTTGGTCGCCTGCTGGCCCTGCTCGGACCTGGGGAGATTGCTGGCCAGGTCAGAGAACTCCAGAAACATCTTGATCGCCTGCATCATGGGGCCGGTGATGTCAACGAACTGAAGCTGCTGGATGGCCTTGCGCACGTCATCAACGTCTTCGGTCAGCTCAATGACGCCGCCTTCCTCGATCTGGTCCTCGATCTTGTTGGCGATGAGCCTCCGCTTGACGGCCAGGATGAAGTTGGCAATGAGCTTCGCGTTGTTTTCGAACGTGCGAACCGCTCCGTTAAGCGATTTCTGCCAAGACTCCATGTTGTCCGCTATGCCGCGGCCGTACACGTCGTCGATGGTCTCCTCGAACACGTCAGCGAAGTACGGGTGCAAGCCAGGATCACGCTTCATGGCCACGATCTCGCCGTCCAGGATGACCACGAACGCATAGACCGTGTCCGTCACGTCGCTCTGTGTAGGCGCTGGCTCAACCGGCACCAGCGGGGTTACGGGTTGGCCGTACTCGTCAACCTGGGCAACGTCCGGCGGCAAAAGCTCCTGCTGTTGGGCCAACCCGTACTCGCGCTCGAAGTCGTCCGCGTCCTTGCGCTGGACGTTCAGCCATCCCTCGTACAGCTCGATTGTGTTGGTGCGGGAGACAATGCTTCGGTGGCCGGGCTGCAGGGTGGACGTGTCGGCGGTCGTCTGGTTGGTCGTTGTGGCCGCATTCTGCACCCGGTCCATGACCATCTTGACCTGCGCCGGGATGTAATACGGTAGGCCAATCATCTTGCGAATGTCGGCAGGGCGGATCATCGACCGCTCAAAAACGTAGTCGCTATTCTCGATACCGCCTCGTTCGCGGTCGTACCACATATCCCAGACGCTTCGGGCGCGCATGGCAATAATCGGGATGGTCTCGTCCGTCGAATCGACGATGCCGGGCGCCAGTTCCACCATGCGCTTGCGGGTCTTCTTGATTACGATGCGCTTGGCGACGAACTCCCCATAGGTGGCTGCCGTGTTGAGGCAGGTGCACATCTCGGCAATGGTGCCGGCGTCCTTCTGGTAGCTGTGCATCACCTCCTGAGTCTGCTCTACGACGGCGTCCATGGAGGCGGGGTCGATGTACTGGGACCGCTCGGGCTGCAACATGAAGGGGACACGGCCTCCCTTGAACAGTGCATCCTGCGCCAACGAGGTGAACGCAGTAATTTTCTGGCGCGTGATGTCCATGTAGCTCTTGGACTTCCACGCCTTCCGCTTGATTTCGTCCTTCTGCTTCCATTGGGACGAATCAAAATCCTCGGTGGCGCTGGCGTGGGAGAAGTTGCGGAGCCACTTTGGCTCGATCCGCTTGCGGTTCTGCTTGGCCTGGGTCAGGACGTTGCCAACGTATGTCGAAAGGGCGGATGATCCTACTGCCGACTGCGAGGTTGACGGATACCCGAATTGGCTCATGCCACGAGGGAATAACGCGAATCG